GGCGGCGCGCAGCCCGCTGCCCTTGTTCGGGGTGCCGGCCCACTTGCAGGGCACGATCTTGTTCGGCTGGCGCGCCTCGCGGTTGAGGTGGAACACCAGCTCGAAGGCCGGCGCGAGGCGGCCATTCCAATCCCCCGGCAGGCCCGGGCCCTGATCCCAGGCATAGAGGCCGAACCGCCGCCAGCCCTGGGCACGCATCCAGTCGAGCCAGCCGGACCAGTACGGCAGCCACTCCCCGTCGCGGTGGATCAGGCCGAGGTTCACCAGCGCCTGGCCGTCGTCCCGCAGGATCAGCGGCAGATGCTGGAACACGCCCCGCATCAGGGCATCCCAGTCGGAGACGCCACCGGTGGTGTAGTCGCGCTGGTTGCCGTAGGGCGGGCTGGTGAACAGCAGCGCCGCGCGGTCCTCGCCCATGACGCGGGCGACGGTGGCGGCGTCGGTGCTGTCGCCGCAGAGCAGGCGATGCTCGCCGAGCAGCCAGAGATCGCCGGGGCGGGTGACGGCCTGGCGCGGGGCGTCGGGTTCGGCGTCGGCGGGATCATCCGCCGGCGCCTCGTCCATCTCCGCCGCGCCGGGCGCGCCACCGCCGCCGGCCTCCGGCTGATCCGCCTCCTCGGGCGCTTCGCCATCAACGACGGCCGCATCCGCCGCCGCGAGGATTGCGGTCAGCTCGTCCGCCGAGAAGCCGAGCATGGCCACGTCGATCTCCGCGGCGGCCTGCACACCGGCCAGGGCCTCTCGCAGCAGCGCCTGGTCCCAGGTGGCGTTCTCCGCAATGCGGTTGTCTGCGAGCCGGAGCGCGTCCTTCTGCGCCGGCGAGAGGTGGCGCAGTACGATCACCGGCACCCGTTCGATGCCGAGCGCCATGGCCGCCTCGAGCCGGCCATGGCCGGCGATCAGCACGCCGGCCTCATCCACCAGCAGCGGGTTGGTGAAGCCGAAGGCCAGCATGCTGGCCTTGATCTGCTCGAGCTGCGCCGCACCATGCACCCGGGCATTGCCGCGGTGGGCGCGCAGATCCGCCACCGGGCGCAGCAGGATCTTCGCCGCCATCCAGGGGAGCGTCATCGGGCCCTACCGTTCAGATGCTGCTTTGGCAGTGCCTGACGCCGTGATCCTGGCATGCCAGGATCACGGCTCGGCGGCGGTGTCGGGATGGTTTTCATCGTGGCTGCCCGCGATGGCTCGGATGGTAGATCCCCCGACACCGCCAACCCACCTCGACCGCTGATTAGGCTCTGCGATCCATCGCTTTGTAGGGCGACGACGGCGCGGGCGGGATGCCGGATGGACCAATGTCGCGGGGAGGCGTCATGCGCATCAGTGTCGGGATCGACATCGCCAAGGATATCCATTGGGTGTGCGTTCTGGATGCTGAGGGTCACGTCCTGATCAATCGGCGACTGGACAACAGCCCCACTGCTATCAGTGCGCTCGTGGATGAGCTCCATGCACTCAAAGGCGAGGTCAGAATCGGCCTCGACGTGATCGGCGGCATCGCTGGCCTCGCCACGGCCATGCTCGCTGACACCGGCTTCCCGCTCGTCCACGTCTCTGGCCTTGCCGTAAACCGGGCCCGCCAGGGAACTGCGGGTGGTGAGCAGAAGTCCGACCCGCGTGACGCCCGCGTCATCGCCGAGCAGGTCCGCATGCGCCCCGATCTGCGGCTGATCGACGAGGCCAGCGAGGTCGGCGTGGACATCCGCCTCCTCGTCGGCCGAAGGCGCGATCTCGTGGCAGCGCAGACGCAGCGGATCAACCGGCTGCGCGATCTCCTCGTTGGAATCTTCCCCGGCCTCGAGCGAGGTTTCGACTTCGCCACCAAGGGGTTCCTGCATCTGCTGACGAAGTTCGTCACGCCCGGCGAGCTGCGCGACGCCGGTCGCAAGCGACTGCTGCGGCACATGCAGGGCGCCAAGGGTGTCCCCAACCTCGAGGCGCTCGTCGACAAAGCGTTGGCAGCGGCCGCTGAGCAGACCATCAGCGTGCGGGGCGAGCGCATGACGGCGCGCTTGATCCGCGAGCTCGCCGCCGAGGCTCTCGCCGCCCGAGCGAGGATTGCCGAGCTGGACCGCGAGCTGGAAGAGACCCTCGCGCGCCACCCTGACGCGGCCCTCGTCCTCAGCCTGCCCGGCATGGGGGCCGTGCTCACCGCGGAACTCATCGCCGAGGCAGGCACTCTCAGCCGCTTTCGCTCCGCCGATGCACTGGCCGCCGCGGCAGGCGTCGCGCCCGTGCTGCGGCAGTCCGGCAAAATGCGCTTCCTGCGACGTCCAAATGGCGGCAGCCGCGGCCTCAAGCGCGTGTTCTACCAGTCCGCCTTCTGCTCGCTCGGCCACCCAGACAGCAAGGCCTTCTACGAGCGCAAGCGGCGCGAGGGAAAGCACCACCACCAGGCCGTCATCGCCCTCGCGCGTCGCCGCATCAACGTCCTCTGGGCCGTGCTCCAGACCCGTCAGCCCTTCCAGACCGGCTTCAAGACAGCCGCTTGACGCGCCCATTAGGCTGCCATCCGGGATCAGGGTGGGTGCGAACCGTGCGCGCGGCCGGTGCGAGCCTCACGCCGCCACAGTTCGCAGCTAAACGATTGAGATCAGGGCCGTGTGGTGCGAACCGCGCACCATGTTTTCGGCCTGGCGCTAGCGAAGTCGCGCGCTTCCGCCCCCCGCATACGCCGGGCCCAGGAAGGACCCATAGGCTCGGGAGCCACGCTGCGGATTGACCGGCTGCGTGGCTCGGGAGCCACCGCCGCATCGAGCTACACGATCTCGACGTAGCCTCAACCTAGCCCCATCGATTTGCGCGCCGCCACGGGGTGAATTGTAACAGCGTGACCGGAGCGGCGACGCGGTTCAGGCCGAAGCCCTTGCCTCCTGCGCGGCGTCGCGTGTCGCGGCGAGGGCGGCCAGCATGTGCCGCGCCTGCTTCACCGCGCCCGCGTCGCTCGCATCGACGTCGGAGACGGCCTCCTCGGCCGCAGCGACGCCGGCGGTGAGCTGCTCGCACAGCTCGTCGAGCTGCTCATCGATGTCGGCCCCCTCCTCGCCGGCCGCGCCCTGCCGCCACTCGGCGACGATGGCGTCCACCTCCCGCGCCATGCGGTTGGGGGACACGCCGCGTGCGGCGAGCGCCAACAGGCGCTTGAGGGCGGCGTCGACGGGACGCGCCGCCCGGGGCTTGCGAGCAGCCATGGGCCGAGTGCTCCTGGGATGTCCCGGGGGGTGTAGCATGTTCTTGTATTGTTCCGGTAGGGGGCGGTATCGTCGGGCATGCCCGACGGCCCTCCGTCCCGCCCTCCGCCCCCGTGGCTGAGCAGCGCCGCCCTGGCCGCTGCCCGCGCGGCGCGGCGGCCGCCCGGGGCCATTCCCCGCCTCGGCGCCGGGGACGGCAGGGCGGTGCGCGAGGCCGTCCTGGCGCACCACCCCGCCTTGCCGATGACCCTCATCGCCGAGGCGGTCGCCTACGTGCTCGGGAGCGAGTGACTGCCAGGCACCCGCATCGATGGACGCTCGGGCGCCGGGCCGGCAAAGTCGCACCGATGGAAGGGGAGTGGGCATGGTGGCGGTGACCCTGGGCAAGCTGGAGAACATCGACCCGCGACAGCTATGGCCCATGGAGGCGAAGGACTTCACGCCGTGGCTCGCCGGAAACCTGGGGCTGCTCGGCGAGGCCCTCGGGCTCGACCTCGAGCTGGTGAGGATGGAGGCGCCGGTCGGCTCCTTCGCGTGCGACATCGAGGCCCGCGACACGGGTAGCGGGCGGCGCGTGATCATCGAGAACCAGCTGTCCGAGACCGACCATGGGCACCTCGGCCAGCTCATCACCTACGCGGCCGGTCTCGAGGCCGGTGTGGTCGTCTGGATCGCGCCGAAGGTCCGCGAGGAGCATCGCGAGGCCATCGACTTCCTGAACCGGCACACCCGCGAGACGGTCGACTTCTTCATGATCGCGCTGGAGGTCATCAGCATCTCCGGCTCGCCGCCCGCCGTCGTGTTCAGGCTGGCCGCATCACCGAACGCCTGGGCGAAGACGGCCGCCGCATCGGCGAGCAAGACCCTCACCGACAAGACCGTCGCGTACCAGGAGTTCTACCAGGGGCTCATGGACGAGCTTCGCGAGAAGCACAAATTCACCAACGCGAAGGCCGCCCAACCTCAGAGCTGGTACGCGTTCTCGAGCGGCACGACGGGCATTTCCTACAGCACCGCGTTTGCGTCGGGAAATCGGCTCCGGGTCGAGCTGTACATCGACGTCGGCGACATGACGAAGAACAAGGCCATCTTCGACGCGCTGAAGGCGCAGGAGCAGCAGATCGAGAAGGAGATCGCCGAGCCGCTCACCTGGGAGCGGCTCGACGCCAGGCGCGCGTCCCGCATCTCGGTCGTCCGTGAGAACACGTCGATCGCCGATGCATCGACTCACGAGGAAGAAATCCGCGATTGGGTCGTCAAGCGACTGCTGAAGTTCAAGGCCGTCTTCGGTCCGAGACTGAAGGCGGCCCTGGCCGCCACGCCGCCGCAGAGCGCGAACGTCGGCGTGGCCGCTGCGTAGGCCCGCTGTCTTCCCTTGCCCGTCTACGCCGCCTGCGAGCGCGGCGTCAGGCGGAAGTGGGAGGCCAGCGTCCCGAGCGCCGCGACCAGCATGCCCTGCGCCACCGGCCCGTGCACCGGGCGCCCGGACCAGCCCTGGCGCATCGCCCACTCGCGGACCGAGAACTCGAGCCCGACGACGAACCACACGCAGGAGCCGGCCGGACTGCCGTGGCCGCCGAGCGCGTCGAGGGCGTCGGCCACGCGCCGCCGGGCCTCGAGCTGGCGGTTCGAGATCCCGTCGGCCGTGGCGCCGGGCAGCCGGACCAGCTGCGAGGTGGACATGCTGTCGATCGCGGCGCTGCGGAACAGCGTGCGGAAGACGCATCCCGCCTCGTGCATCTGCGGCGTGATCGTGCCGTTCGTCAGCATCATGCCGAGCGTGTCCACCGCGCGGCGGTGCTCGACCGGGCTGCCGGTCTCCGGGTCGGCCGCGCGGACCGGCCCCTCGAACCCGCCGTGCTGCAGCCGCCACTTCGACGGCTTCGACAGCTCCTCCTGCCCCGTCGTCGCGCGCTTCGCCTTGCGCTTACCGGCCATGATTGCCCCCTCCGTGGCGGCGCCCCCAGCGCCGGCTGGCTTCGTTGATGACGGCCTGGCGGAGCCAGGGATCGGCGATCTCCGCCACGGCCAGGGCGGCGACGCCGTGGCGGTGCCAGGCGGCGGCGCGCATGGCGTCGAGATCCACCGCGGTGGTCGGGCTGCGTGCCAGGTCCAGACTCGACCGAGGCGGCTGCGGGGCACCGGCGAGCCTCATGCGCGGCCGCCCTGCGGGTCCGTCGCCCAGAGCAGCAGGGCGATGGCGTCGGCCTCGTTGTCGTCGGCCGGCGCGAAGCCGCGCGCCCGCACCGCCGCGATCATCGCCGTCTTGTCGGCGTTGCCGCGGCCGGTGGCGAAGCGCTTGATCGTGCCGACCGGCACGCCCTCGTAGGCAACGCCGCGCTCCTCGCACCAGGCGGAGAGGTGGGCGAGGAAGCCGCCGTAGAGGTGCGCGGCATCGGTGCCGGCGTGGGAGCGCACCTCCTCGAAGGCGATGCGCGCGAGGCCGCCGGAGAGCCCGGCCACCTCGCCGAGCCAGCCGCGGAAGCGCAGGTAGCGCATGCCGCCGCCCTCGAAGCGGCTGGGGCGGAAGGTCATGGTGCCGGAGGTGATGCCGCCGTCACGCCCGCGCAGCGCCCAGCCGGTGGTGGTGCCGAGGTCGAGGGCGAGGACCGCGCGATGGGCGAGGGCCACCGGCAGCGGCGAGACGACAGGCGGGCCGCTTGCGTCCGCAGCGGGCATAGGGAGAGTCGAGGGAGCCATGGGGTCTCCGAGAGGGGATGTCCGTGGTGAGGGCGGCGATGGCGCGGTTCTTGGCGGAGCTCGCCGTCGCTGCCCGGTCTGGGGTTGGATCGGTCCCTGGCGGGCGGCCCAGTACCGTGCGGGCGTCGCGTCACGGTACCCCGTCCAGCCAGGAGGGCGACGGGGGGACTCGGTCCGAAGTCCCCCATGGAGTCCCCCATCCCGAACCCTTTGTGGTTCCTGGATTTTGGGGAACTTGGGGGACTCGGGGGACTTCTCCGGATCCTTCCTCATTCATGCGCGCGTGCGCGTGTGCGTGGGGGTCGGAAAAAGTCCCCCAAGTCCCCCAAGTCCCCCCAACCCCAGGTATTTGGCCGTGTTCAGGGGTGGGGGACTTGGGCGGGAAGTCCCCCATGCCGGTCCCAAGTCCCCCATCGTTGCCGGTCGTGCGACCGGGGCCGGCCGGCCGCGGGCCGAGCTCGAGCTTCCACCGCTGCGAATTGTGCAGCGTTCGCCCGATCCGGAGGTGCACGAGCTGGTCGCCGATGCGGAAGGCCCGGTCGCGCAGCCGCCGGAAGGCCATGCCGAGGGCGACCTTCAGCGCGTGGTCGGACTTGGCCGAGATGGGCAGCGCCGCCTCCGCCGACTGCGCGAAGCCCAGGAGGTCGCTGACGCTCACCTCGGCGGTGCCGAAGCGGTCCCACCAGACCCCGATGAAGGCCCGCCAGGCGCCGCCCTCGGTGTCCGACGCCTCCATGAGCTCTTCGAGGTTGCCCAGGAAGCCAGGCACGCCGGCGACCTCGAGGATGCCGCCCAGGACTTGCGACCACGCCTCGTAGCTGCCGATGCCCCGACCCGACGCCCGCGGGCGGCCGGCGGCCACCCACGCTCGGCAGAGGGTCAGGCACGCGGCGACCAGCCGGCCGCGGTTGGCGCGCACCCATACCATCAGGTCCGGGTGACGAAAGCCGTCGCGCCGCCAGGGCTGGTCGGTGCGCGCGTCGAGGCGGATGCGGACCAGCCGCCGCGCGATCTCGTGCGAGGAGGTGGGGTTGTTGCCGGTGGCGACCCAGGTGCAGCGGATGGGCAGGCGCGCCATCTCCGAGGCGCCGAGGATGCGGTCCTCCCAGAACGGCGCCGTGAGGGCCGCGGCGAGCGCCGCGCTGTCGAGCTCCGCACGCAGGTTGTCGATGAGGACGAGCGAGGGGATCTGCCGCAGCTTCGCCGTGATGCGCTTGCGCCATTCCTCGTCGTCGCGCCCCTCCGTCATGACGGATGCGCCGCATCCGGTGAGCACGGTGGCGATGGCATCGACCATCAGCGTGGCGCCGGTACCGGGCGTGGGCTTCTCGATCATGTGCAGTGGCGTCGGCCCGTCGATCACCGCCCGCACGAAGCCGAGCAACAGGAGGCAGAGTGCGTGGGCGCGCTCGGACTCCCCGGTGAAGGGGAAGTCGCCGAGCAGGTCGTCCAGCAGCAAGGCACGCGCTGCGCTGATCTCGACCCGTGACGGTCGCTCCGGCACCGGCGGCAGCACGAAGCCGGCCGGCGGGCGGTAGAGCAGCCGCGCGTCGGGGTGGTAGCCGGGCTCGGTGAGCAGGATGCCCCCGCGCCCAAGCACCGGCGCGGTGACGATGCCGGCCAGCACCGGCAGCGCCGGATCGGGCGTGGCCACCATCGACTTCACCACGCCGGTCGGAGGCGGCGCCGGCACGAGGTCACCCTTGGCGGTCTGCTTCCGCCAGTCGGCGAGCTTCGCCAGCATGTGCCGCAGGCGCTCCTCGCGGACCGGCACTGGCACCGGGCGGCCGTCGTCGTCCGGCACGACCCAGCTCGGCTCGCCGCCGAGCCGGAAGAGCCAGGGCGAGCGATTGGCCGCGAGGAGCAGCCCCCAGGCGCGGGCGGTCGCGCGGTCCAGGTTGCCCTCGTCGGTGCGGGCCGTGGGGAGCGGATGTGCGGGCTCCATGAAGCCAATGGGCAGATGCCGGCCGGTCTCCGGTTCCGGCACCTGCGGCGCCATGCCGGTGGCCGCACGCATCGCCGCGTCCACCAGCGCCGCGATCGCCTCCGGCCCGTCGCGGAGCAGCATGTCGTTGACGTCGTTGCCCTCGGTGGGCGGCAGCGCGATGGAGACCTCGCGTCCCTCCAGGCGGAGCTTCGCCGCCGTGGCCTCCGCCGCCCGCATCCCCGCGCCGGACGCGTCGTGATCGGCGAGGATGACGACGCGCCGGGCCTCGGGCGGCAGCAGGGCCTGCTCCAGGCCGGACGTGGACAGCGCCGCCCAGACCGGCAGGCCGGGACAGGCAATCATGGCGGCGAGCCCGGTCTCGATGCCCTCGCAGAGGCCGAGCACGCCGTGCGGGCCGAGCGGGGCCAGCCGCACCGCGCCGCCACCGGTCCTGCCGAGCACCATCCGCGGCTTCGGGATGGCCGCCTTGCGGACCGTCTCGCCGTCCTCCCGGAGGTAGGTCCGGTGCACCGCCACCACCTCGCCGGCGAGGTTCCGCACCAGCCCGAGCATCGCGGGGTAGCCGGCACGGGTCTCGAAGTTCGCCAGGTCCGGGTGGAAGAGCAGGTCCGCGCCGTCCGGCACGGCAAGCCCGCGCTCCCGGAGGTAGCGTTCCGCGGCGGTGCCCGCGATCGGCTGGGCGTGCTCGCGTATGAAGGCGATCTCGCGCGTCGCGTCGCGCTCCGGCCTCGGCGCGGGCGGCGGCTCCTGGCGCGCGGGGCCTCCGCCGGTCCAGCCGGTCATCTCCGCGGCGTGGGCGAACAGCACCCGGTCGGCCAAGCCCGTGCCGTGCGCCAGCGTGGAGAGCGGCCCGCCGCCCTCGCCGCCGTCGAAGTCGTGCCAATCGCCGGCGTGCTCGCCGCGCAGCATGATGACACAGGAGCCGGAGCGGCGCGGCGGGGCGCCGTGGATGTTGGCCAGCCGCCACTCGTCGCCCTGCCGCCGCCCGTTCGGGAACAGGCCCGGCACCCAGGCATGGGCGGTGTCGCGCAGCCGTGCGGAGATCGCCTCGAGGTCGTACCGCGCGAGGCCGGCGCCGGCGTCGTTCAGGTCAATCAAGCAGCACCAGCCCGCGCTCGGCGCGCGTGATCGCGGTGTAGAGCCAGCGGGCGCGGTCCTCGGCGGTGCGCGAGAGGCCGTCGTCGTAGACGACCACGTTCTCCCACTGGCTGCCCTGCGCCTTGTGGCAGGTGATGGCGTAGCCCCAGGAGGTCTCGACCAGGCCGCGCAGCTCGCGCCAGTCCTGCCGCGCGCGGTCGGGCTCCGGCCGGACGTGGTCGTCGTAGTGGCCCTTGTAGAACCGGTGCCGGCCGGCGATCGCGGTGCCGTCCTCGGTCGTGACCGTGGCCGAGAAGGCGACCCGGCCCTCGTCCCGCACCTCGGCGAGCGAGACGAACATGCCGTTGACCAGGCCGAGGTCGTGGCGGTTCTTCAGGCAGATGATCTTCTCGGCGCGGCCCTCTGGGTAGACGGCAGGGAAGCCCGCCGCGGCCTTCATGGCGCCGTTCAGCCAGAGCCGGGTGCTGTTGCGGCCGCAGATGACCTGACCGCCGCGCAGCATCTGCGCCGGCGCGACGGCGCTCCGCGGCAGCTTCCAGACGTGCTCGCCGTGCGCGCCCGGCGGGATCTCGATGCCTTGCCGCGCCAGGGTGGCGAGGCGGACGATGGCGCTCTCGCCGGCCTGGCGGTGGATCTCGGTCAGCATCACGTCGGGCGCCGCCTGCGTGAAGGCGCCCGCCCCCTTGATCGGCGGCAGCTGGCCCGGGTCGCCGAGGACCAGGATCGGCTTGCCGAAGGCCAGCAGGTCGGCCGCCATCTCCGGGCCGACCATGGAGACCTCGTCGAGCACGATCAGGTCGGCGTCGCGGACGCGGGACTGGTCGTTCAGCAGGAAGGTGGGGCGGTGGATGTCGGCGAGCCGCAGCTCGAGGCGGCGGATCTGCGTCTCGGCGAAGGCGCGCTCGGCCGGTCCCATGCGGGCGAGGCCGCGCTGCAGGTCGAACAGCTCCTTCTCGACCCGCGCGATCTCCTCCGGCGTCGCCTCCGAGACGCGGTAGATCAGCGAATGGATGGTGGAGGCGGGCGTGCCCTTGCGGGTCATCACCAGAGCCGCCTTGCCGGTGAACGCGGCGAACAGGACGCCGCCCGCGCCATCCTCGTCGCGCGCCATCGGATCCAGCCCGAGGGCCTGGATGGCGGCGGCGGTGATGGTGCTCTTGCCGGTGCCGGCATAGCCGAACAGCCGGAACACCTGCTGCTGACCGCGGCGGTTCCGATACCAGTCCACGATGGCGGCGATGGCCGCGGCCTGCTGGGGCGAAGGCGTGACGGTCATGCCGGCGCCTCCCAGCAGCGCACGGCATAGGCGCAAAGGCGACAGAGATAGAAGTCGGAGGCCTGCGCGACGCGCGGCGGCGGTTCGCCCGCCTCGACCGCGCGGAGGATCCCGACCGCCTGGTCGGACAGGCGCTGCGCCTCGGCGGCGTCGAAGGGCACGGCCTCGTGGTACAGCGCGAGCGTGTCGCGGTTCAGCGCGGTGAAGAGCGCCGCCTCGAGCTCGAGGTAGGCCATGTAGAGCTGCACCTGCGCGAAGTAGACCGGCTTCGACAGGCGCAGCCCGCGCTTGACCAGGTCGGACCAGGACCGCTGCCCGAGCGCCTTGTGCTCCCAGAGTGCCGGCCAGCGGAGGCCGATGTCGGGCCCGGCGACGATGACGCCGTCGGCGTGGCCGCGCAGCCGGCCGCCGGCCGCCGCGAAGCCGAACTGCTCGCCGTCCGCGCCGCGGTCGCGCAGGTCGAAGCCGGCCTCGCGCAGCCAGCGGATGGACAGCGCCTCGAACTGGTGCCCGGCATCGAACACGCGCAGGATGCCGCCCTCGAAGTCGCGTCCCGGATCCTTCGGCGCGTGCGCGACCTCGTAGACGAGCTTGCGGGCGCAGGGCTCGCCGACGCGGCTGCCGCCGAGGTAGTCGCGCGGGCGCTGGCGGCGGTTGCGCGCCACGAGCGCGGCATCGACCAGCGCGTTGACCCGCGCGGTGGTCTCCGCGGCATCTCCGGGCGGCGCGTCGCCGCGCCCGTAGATGGCGCCGGAGCCGGAGTTCAGGTCGAGCATCCCACACTCCGCTTCTGGCGGGCCTTCGCGGTCGGGCTGTCCGCCCCGGTCCTGTTGCGGCAGTAGTCGAGGAAGCCCGGCGCGTTCAGGTTCTCCTTCTGCGTGCCCCAGCGCAGATTGCTCGCTCGGTTGTTGGCGGCGTTCTCGTCGAGGTGCATCACCACGGCGCCTTCGAAAGGAGGCGGTCCGTGGAATGCCTCTGCGACGAGCCGCGCGACCTTCCAGGTCCGCTCGCCCACCGTCGTGACGAAGCGCCCATCCGTCTTGTTCCAGACGCCGAAGGTCGGCGTTCCGCCGTAGGGACGCTCCCCTCCGTTGGGCATCGGTCCGCGATACGGCGCGATCATCACGCGCCCCTCGCTGCTGGCCAGCACGCCAAGCACGCTGGGGACGTCGCGCCAGATCTCTCCGGTGCTCATGGCGATGTCCCCTCAGCTAAAAGGAATCGGGTCGTCGAGCGGGTCGCGCTCGGCCGCCTGCCGGCGCATGGAGGCCTGGAAGCCGTCCACGCAGGCCTCGATCAGGCGGTCGATCTCGGCCGCGCTGCGGTCGGCGAAGGTTGTCATGAGGCCCAACTCCGTCAGCACCTCAGCGAAGGGCCGGCGCGCCTCCTTGACCGCCTGGGCCTCCATCGGCGTCCTGTCGATCACGCCGCTCGATCTCCGCGCCAGCGCGCCGCCGGCGTCGCAGCAGGCCATCGAGCAGAAGCGGTGGTGCGGGAACTCGCCGAGCCGCATCTCGTGCACGTAGCCGAAGCCCTTCGCCTCGCGGCCGCAGAGCGCGCAGACCAGGCGGCGCACCTGGTCCTCCGGCGTGCAGCCGCGCGGCGGCGGCTGCCGGCCCGGGGGCGGCCGCACCTCCCGCAGCCGGCCGCCCCAGCGACGTCGCGCCATGCCGCCATCAGCCGTTCAGCCAGGCGGGGCCGCCCGCGAGCGGGGCCTGGGCGGGCGGCGATGGCGGGAGCGGCGGCTGGGCCGCCGGGGCCGCCCACTGGTGGTGCGCGGCGGGCGCCGCGGCGGGCGGGCCCGCGCTCGCCCAGGCCGGGGCCGCGGGCGCGGGTGCTACGGCCTGCTTGGCGGGGCGCGGGGCGGAAGGCGACGCCGGCACCGGCTCGCCGGCCATGATCCGCGCGTACTCCGGCTCGCCGGGCAGGACGACGCGGTCCAGCCGATTGCTCGCGCTGTAGCGCGCATCGCTCGACGGCTCGACGCAGATCTTCGCGGCGAAGGTGATGCCCGAGAGGTCCGCGAGGCCGCGCAGCACCCGCTTGGCCCGCGCCGCCTCGCCCATGTCCTGCGGGTCGAGACCGCAGGCGCTGTCGATCATCGCGCGGAAGGTCCCCTTCGAGATCTTCCAGCCGATCGACACGCCCTGCTCGTCCACCTTGCCACCGGCGACGGTGAAGTTCTGCCAGAACTTGCGCTTGGCGTGCGGGCCGACGACCACCGTGAACTCGGCATCGATCATCCGCACGTCGCCGCCGCTGCGGGAGGCCTTCAGCAGGCCGCGGTCCACCTCGCCCTGGCCGTCGAGGCCGCCGGGGCGGATCGCCATCGTGACCTTGGCGAAGGTGCCGTCCGGGATCAGGTCGGAGCTGCGCGGCAGCTCGGCGTCGTTCATGTCGTACATGGCTGGGTCTCTCGGCTGGTGGTCAGGCGCGGGCGGGCTGCGCGTTGATCTTGCGGAGCAGGGCGCGGAGGTCGGGCGGCTCGGTCTCGTCGAGCCGGCCGGAGCGGTCCTTGGCGGGCAGGCCGAAGCGGTTGCCGGCCTGGCAGACGAGCCGGCGCTCGGTGCCGCGCTGCGGGTCGAGCTGCAGCGCACCGTCGGCGTCGCGGGAGAAGAGCGCGAGGGTGATGACCTGGTCGACGATGCCGGGGAGCTCGCGGCCGGCCTTGCCGCCCTCCATCTGCGGCTGCCAAGTGGTGCGCCCGAACTCGTCGGTGTGCTTCTCCAGGATGCCGACCAGGATCACGGTCTTGCCCGGCGCGTGCTGCAGGTGCTTCAGCAGGCCGATCACCTCGCGGCCGAGCAGGCCGTAGGCGCCGCGCGTGTCGGGGCGGCCGGACTTCTCCGAGTAGGCCTCGGGCTGCTTCTTGGCCCAGACCATCGCCTGGCGCGTCAGGTCGGTGATGCTGTCGACGAAAATGATGGACTTCGTCGCCAGCAGGTCGACCAGGCCAGGGTGCTGCGCGGCGTAGTGCGCGTAGTGCTCGTTCGAGAAGAAGGCCGCGGGCGGGGCCGCCGGGTTGGGGCCGCCGATCAGCGAGGCCATGACCACCATGTCCTCGAAGCAGCGGATCGGGATGCTGTCGCCACGCCAGTCCTGGACGGACTTCATCCCGGCCTCGAGGTCGAGGAAGAGGGTCGTGGCCTCGGGCAGCGCCTTGACCAGCGTGGTCTTGCCCGCGCCGCTCTCGCCGACGATCGCCATGGTCGTCTTGTTGGCGGCTTCCGACAGGCGCTCGTCGGCGGTGATGATGCGCAGCGCCATCAGCGCGACCCTCCCCGGGGCTGCCGGATGCCAGGGCCGTGCGGGCCGTCCCGCAGCTCGCGGTCGGTGCAGATCGTCAGGCGGTAGACGGGCTTCCCCGTGCGCACCGTGCGGGCCGGCTCGAAGGCTTGGCGGATGCGCTCGGGCCAGGCGGCGTAGGCGCGCTCCGAGACGCGCAGCGCCGTCTCGATGTACTCCGCCGGATCCTCGCCGCCGGCGCGGATCTGATCGGCGAGCGCGGCCAGGCGCCTTCCGTCCCACTCGACGCGCTTCGGGAGCTCGACGGTGATCTCGACCGCGCCGTCCTGAAAGCGGACCGTGCCGGTGTCCTTGCCGACCGCGGCGCGGGCGCCGACCGCGCGCTGCTCGTAGCGCAGCGCGACGGCGGCCTCGATCCAGTCCTGCAGGCGCTTGGCGGCCTCGACCGCCTCACGCGCGTCCGCCTGCAGGAGGGCGAGGTGCTCGGCCGGCAGCGCGATGACGTCGCCGACCGGCATGGCGCGCACGGCGTCGAGCGTCGGGCGGTTGCTGCGCGCGTCCATCACGCCGCCTCCGCCAGGGCGGGAACCGGGACGGGAGCGGTCACCCGACGCTTCTGGGCCGGAGGCGCCGGCACCGCGGCGCGCTGCTGCCGTGGGCGAGGCCGCACGACGAGGAGGTAGGCGAAGCACTCCAGCGCCACGCGCCGCTGGAGCAGGTGGCACCAGCCCGCCTCCGCCAGCCGCCAGGCGTAGCCCGCGACGGCGTTCAGCTCGCACCGCTGCGCCTCCGTGAGCTCCGACGCGACCCGGTCGCGGTCGCG